GGTCCTTTTGGTATTGGTAAGATTTGCTCAACATCTTTAACTCCAAGAGCAAGATACATTCTTCTATATGCCTCATAAAGATTATGCATTTGAGGATTAGATTGAGCTAGTTGTAATTGATTCTGAGCTAAAGTCACTCTTTGTGACATAGAAAAAATATTTGGATCTGATACAGGTAAAATATCAATTGCGTCTGCAAAATCTAAAACTTTAATTTCTCTAGGGCCACCTTGTACATTGTATGGATATAAAGGAGGTAATGTGAGTTTGAAAATATTAGCTAGTAAAACAAATTCTTTTTTCTGTGCGTAATGTAGTCTTTTATGAACTGCAGACATAACTTTTGTTCCACGTTCCATAAGAGCCATTGTAGTTCCAACTGGTGTTTGTGAACTACCTATTTCTGATAATTGCATATCTGCTACTGCTGCAAACTGTTTACCTGCATCTACACAAAAACCTAATAATGCAAAAAGAGTTTGGTCAGGTCCTTTGTAAGGCAAAGGCATAAGAGCTTCTCTTATTATGCCGTTAGGTGCGTCTACGTCTCTAAACTCTCCAGGTTGTAATGGTTGGTCATCATCTCTAATTCTAAGTCCTCTTGATTTAAAACCAGCAGGCAAGTTAGATAAAGTTCCTGCATCTAATAGTTGTCTTAATGCGGTGGTTGCGGTTCTTGTTAAACCACCAATCATGTGTATTAAACCAAAGCCGTAAAATCCTAAACCTGGTAAAAACTTATAATGAACAAAGTATTCATTCTTTTTTCTTAATGGGTCTTGTTGGTTGTAGTTTCTGTAGATACTTAATACCTGACCAGAGTTTCTATCAATAGTAACGACATAAGGAAGCTTTATACCGCTAGGTTCATTTGTTCTAGGATTCATGTCCTCGTAGCCCTCGATATCTAAATCTGCATGAATTTCATATAACTCAGCCATGTCACTCAAATAATCAGATTTTGTACCATCTATCTGATCTTTCTTTTCCTGTATGCCAGAGCTGTAATCTTCTCCTTCATACGATTGTAAATCTATATCTAAATAAAAACCTGCCACTTGTTTTTTACGCAAGTCGTTCATTGACATTTTTATAACTTGAGTTATGCGATCACAACTTTCTAAATCTGATGCACCATAAGGCACAATCACATCCTCAGCTGGTATAAATTTAGAGGTTGCTCTATTAAGAGTTTCTTCAAAATAAATTTTTTTGAATGCGCTGCCTGATAAAGGTAGTTGAAAAAGTAATTGATCCATCTCTGGATTGTACTCCTCCATGTTATGAGTTATCTCATAATTCATGTAGTCTTTCACACGCTCTGCAGCCTGTTGTAATTGTGTATTGTTTGCACCAACAACTTGTGTTCTTACAGGGCCATCGCTTGGTAAAAGCTCAACATAAGCCATGGCTTGAAACTGTGTAACAGCTTGAGCTAACATGGGATGATTTACAGATGAAGCCCCTCTAAATGGTCTAGTTCTTTCTTCGTATTTGAATCCTAATAAGTCTAGACCTTTTGTGTAAGATTGCTCCCAATCTTCTCTAGAAGACTTATCGGCTTCAATCTTTTCTACTAATTCATTAGCTAAAGACTGCATGTAACCTTCTTCTAAAACCTCTGCTAGGTTTGAAGTAAAGTTTACAACGGGTGTCTCTTCAATTTGACCAACTAATGCTCCCCCATCATCTTCGATTTCTACGTTAGGATCACCAGAAGAGTCAAGATCAACAGTTGTTCCTACCTCTTCTACTTCTATTCTTTCATTATCATCAGGTTTTGCTGGGCCCTCTGCAGGTCTATCTAATGTGCTATCAAATCTATCTACCATATTCACCAAATATATCTGTTATTGAAACTAAACTATCTTTTGCTATTGTGCCACCATCTTTTTTCTTAAACATAAAAAACGGCTCTTGTGATTTTGGACTATCTAAAGTTATTGTAAACATATCAACTGCTTGTGGATTAAACTCTTCTATTACAATCAAAGCATTATCTACGGAGTCGCCTTCACCTAAAGGCACAAAATTTATACTATCATCGTCAGCACGTACAAAAAAATCTTGAAACTGTCCTGGTGCCACCTCTCTACTTATAACAACATCTTTGTCTCTGTAACCTCCGCCACTTACAAATTTTCTTATTTGCTCATTGTAAAATTCATCAATACCTTCTTCCGAAGTAAGGCTTGTGCGTCTAGCTACGTCTTCTTTATTAAGGTTTAAACCACCATCTACATCTCTATTAAAAAACTTTAGTCCCCTACTTGGTTTCTTAGAATCTATTATTTGTTCTATTTGTAAGGTACCACCATATTTCTTTGCTATGTTTTTCAATTGTTGAGGCACAACTTTGTCATAAAGATTATTAAATTTTACACCTGAAGGTCCGTCAGGGTCTTTGCCCCATCTTCTATTAACTCTTTCTGCTGGCATAATAGCAACTTTATTTATACCTTTTGATTGTGCATCTTTTATAGTTGCTTTTAGTAATAGATCTACGTAATCAGGTTGTTTATTAAATGGAACAGGAGGAAATAATTCTAAATCTTTAAAACCACCATAATTTACATTTAAGTCTTCCGATTTAGATGCAAAAAATTCTAATTCATCAGTCTCTCGAGTAGATGGCACCTGAATTCCTTTTAATTCTCTTTCCACTTCGGAGTTTCTAGTTAAGTCTAACAAACTATTTAAAATCACAGATTGTTGGTTTTCTAATTTTTCTAAATCAAAAGGTGTTTGTGGACTGGGTTTTTTTATCTCAACATTAACTAATGAATTAATTTGTTTTTGTATATCATCTAATTCTTTTGCATATCTTGGCACCTGTTCTAGTCCAGCAGTATTTGGAAAGGGTTTTATTGCAGATAAGTTTTCTTGCAGCTTTTGTAAAGTACCACTAGGAAATTGATTATTTAAACTTCTCAACATTGTTTGACCCATATTATTTTCATAAATGTCACCTGATGCTATTCTCTCTTCTGCTTTTCGTTTTACGTTTTCTATTCTTTTAAGTAATGCTTGAATACGCTCCTGCTCTTTTCTTACTTTTGTAAGCATGTCAGTTTGGAGCTCTTGTATGACGGCAACATTTTGACCATTAGCATTTTTATAGTCTGCGACTCTAGTAAATCCAATTACGTTCTGTTCTTGAAAGTGTCCGCTCTCTACAAATGGTTTTGTCTCACCTGGTAAGGCCCCTGACTGAACAACGACTTCACGATAGTTAGTACCCACCTCATCAAGATCTTGATTACCTGTGTTTTTGTGTCTTGGCTTACCAACAAATCTTTGAAACTCAGGATCTGCAATACCCTCTTGTTTAACTTTAATTGATATATTACCCATCGGTGACTGTTCGTAAAAATCTACTAATCTTTGTTGTGATATTTTTTGATTTGGATAATATTTTGCAAAGTCCTCCAAAAACTGCATCAAACCAGTGTCACGTAATTCTGCTTCTGGTGCAGCTTTACCTTTAAAAAAGTTCATCCAGTCTTGTGGTCTTGCTGCTTTCGGTGCATTGGGATCAGTGATAACGTCTAATGTAAAAGATTTAAAAGCAAAATCAGACGGTTGCATTTGTTGTGCTGCCGGCAACGTGGTCCCCGGTGGTCCTTGCGGAGCATCTGTTTCAATTTTTTTCTTTGGTGTTTCAACAGCATCAACCTTACCAAAGACCTTAAATAGTTTTGTAGGATTAAACGCTGTAAGATTACCTGAGTCTACTGCTTGTTGAAAAAAGTCTTCATCTATAGCTGGGTCGGGTGTAAACTGTTGTTGGTTAATATTTTGCAACGGATCACCGCCCATTGCCATACTTACAGCTCCGCCTTGCTTAAAGTCTAAAGGAAAGCCTTTTACTATGTAAGGTGCACTACCTAAAATAAACATTTCTTCATCAATTTTTGCACCTTTTGGCTTTTGTTTTGATATCTTAAATAGTTCAGGCGCTAATCTATACTTTTCTAATCTATCATCAAACATTTGTTTGAGTTCTGGTAAAGACATGTCCTCTTGTTTACCAAGAAATAAAGTTATCTTATCTTTGCTTTGTTTAAGAGCCTCCTTACCTAAGGTCCTTTCTTGAATTAATTTTCTCATGGTCTCAGGACTAAGGTCTTTTCTGGAAAATTGTAAAAAAGTTGACATATTGTTGTTTATCATTTGCTGATTTATTGCTGCTATTTTATCTAGAGATTTATCAAGAATATCGAATCTTTGATTTCTTGGAAAAGATTTTAGTTTGTTTATTCTTTTTATATTATCTATGATAATATTTTCTAATCTTGGTTGTCGTGCAATGTTATCTACACTTAAATTAATTCTGTAAAATTCAGGATTTGTAAAACGTCCTTTAAGACCTGGTGAAAGTTTAAACCTGTCTCCCTTAGAAACTGTTCTACCTTTAAACCTTGTTATAGGAGTTACGTGTGACATGTTACCAGCAAATGCTCTTGCAATGTCATTTAACATTCTTTCAAAATCTCCTTTGTTTTTTTCTCCAAGGACACGTTTATATTCACTCATAAACTTTTCCTTCAGCTTAGGATTTGTTCTAACTAAATTTTTAAATTTTTCTTTTGCATATTTACTAAATGCATCTCTTTTTTCTATTAGTGCTATTAACTCTTCAAAAGAATCTTTGCCTCTATCTAGTTGTTTGATTTGATCTGCAAAAAACTCTTTTCTTTTATTTTTCATTCTTTCTTCAAAAACAGGGTCACCTTTTAAATAATTTGGGTTGTCAACAAACTCTCCATCTTTAATTATTTTTTTTGGAATAATACCGTATTCAGCCATAACCTTAGCAAAACTTTCTTTTGAAGGTCCAAACATCCCGCCTCGAAAATTATCAACAGTCATCAAAGCTTCTGCCTGTTCTAGTGATGAGGCAGATGTTGATGATCTGGCAGGAATAAAACTATTTATGTAAGCTTGTAATTTACCTTTACTTCTTTTTGGCTGCACGAAATCTGCAACCCCATTAGTATTATTTTTCACAGCTCTGCTGAGTGTTGTTTCTGGTATTCCTGTAAGTTTTACTGCACTTAAGATTGGTATAAAGTCATCAAAAATTTCAAATTCTTCTTTAAGCTTTGCAAGAACTTCCGGTGTCAATTGTTTTTCTGCAGGTAGTTTAGGGTCCGTTACATACTTAGCTATTGCACTATCTGGATTAGCTTTTTTGTATGCAAGTATTTTATCATATCTAGAGCCATCTCCTTTTGCGGTAATTTTTTTAACATTTTTAGCTGCTTGCGTAGCAGATATTTTACCCTCTGGTGGATTGTTTTTTAAAAATTCATTATATTGTTCCACTCTAGCAAGACCTTTATCCATTTCTCTTTGAGCAGATCTTGCCCTTCCTTCACCTAAAAACTGTCTAAAAGGAAACGTTGTTTGCATTTTTCCATCTACAGTTTTTCTACCTATATAAATCTGATTTAATTCAGTTTCAGATAATTTAGGAAAAATTTTTCCTAATTCTTCTATAACTTCAAATCTCTCCATGCCGTCAGGATAATTTTTAGAAACCTTTTCAATAATTGGATAAGCCTTCTTTAATCTTTTTATAACTATTCCGGTTTGTCTGGCAGCATATTCCTCTGGTATTTGTTCTTTTAAGTCTTTAATTACTGTGTCTTTTAATTTTGGTGGTGCGCCCTCAGGTCTTCCACTCTGAAAGGTTACACCCTTAAGATCATATTTTTGCACCAATTGATTTAATGTTAACATTTCATCATCAGGATTTTTTTGATTTACAATATCAATCAGTTTTTGTATCTGTTCTTTTCTAAACTTAATAGTTTCTTTTGTTTGTCTTCCTGGGGCTCCCCCTAATGGCAGCTTATCAGATGGCTTACCTTTTAAAAACCTCATGCCCCGCTCTTCGGCTGCTCTCATTTGACTAGCCGCTAAGTCTTGATCTGTAAATCGTTCTGTAGTCTGTCTACTCGTGTGGTAATTAATTCCTATTTTATTCGCATCTTCTGGAAACTGTGTTTTTAGTGTCTGTCTAACTTCTTCTATCGGCTTACCTGTAGCTCTAGCATCATTTAAAAATTTTAAAGTTTTAGCACCTACCTTTAATGCACCTGTGGTTGCTAATCCAAAAATACCTGTGAAGTCTAAAGAATCTAAAAAAAACATTGGTTTACTAGCTAATACCTTTTCCGTAAAATCTAATTCTTCACCACGATCTTTTTTTTCTAATGATTTTCTTTGATCTCTGAAGAAAGTTTCTAAAGTTGCCTCTGTACCCTCTGCTAAATTTCCACGTTTATATCCATATTTTTTTAACAAGGGGCCTAATACAGGATCTTGTAATTCTATATTTGTCGCTTGGATTCTATTAGGATCAAGCTCTCTACCTGCTTCTGCAAAAGCTTGGGCCATGGAAAGTTGTCTACCTAAAATTTCTTTTCCAAAAGCTTCTTCTCTTGTAAAATCACCGGTTAGTGTCTCATAAAATTTTCTTTGTGCCTTATCTAAAAACTTATCTAAAAAATTTTGTTCTCTTGGAGCAAATTTTGTTTTCGACTCAAATTGTATTGGCTGCGTTTCAAATTCTGTAATAGGTTGACCAAAAGGATTTAATGCTGTTCTTATTTCTTTTGTTGGGTCCGAGGGCCGTGGTTGAGCCATCGCTCTCTCTAATTCTCCTAGCACTCGTTGTCTTTCCTCCTCTGCAGGATCACGTGGTGTAAAATTTCTTCTTTGTGGTAATCCCCCGTTAGCCATATAGGCGGGATCATTTTCAATTACATCATCAAAAGGATTATAGGCCATTAATAATACTCCGTTTGTCCGTGGTCCGTGGGCTCATCTACGTAGTCATCTGACAACGCAACATAGTTGCCTTTTCTAAACCTCATCAATGCTTGGCTCATGGAGTCAACAAGGTCGTCATGTTCTGCGTGTGGGAACATAGCACACTCTTCAATCATCTCTTCAGCCCAGCGTTCTTTCGGTGCCCATACTGCTCCGCTCTCAAACACGGGCGCAACAGCGTGCACTCTGGATAACTTATCATTGCCTTTACTGGGTGTAAAGTTGATAACTGG